TGCATAACTTGCATATGTCTCACTAAAAGCAATACTTTGTAAATAATTTATTATTCTTTCACTTATATTACTCTCTACCTCAGCAAGTGTATAATCCTCAGCTAAATCTACATCAACTTCAATATTTATATCCAATGTATTAGCACTTATAACACTAACAGTAGCTCCTATCGGCTTTGAGCTTTCTATATAATCTCTAACATTCTGCAATGTAATACTATCTACCGCTGTCCTATCACTACTTATCACAATAACCTTTACTGTACCATCTCCAGCCCATAAAGGCTTAACTCTTGCATCTCCAATTCCATCAACTTCTAAAGCCCACTGCTTATAATGATTATCATTTCCCGAAGTAGCTGGATTTCTAACTTTTAATAATAATCTATCTAATAATTCCTGATCAGTCTCAGGATTAACTCCGCTATCTACAATATCAGGATTAGTAACACTTTTAATTCCTGTAATCTTAACAGGAATTTCTGTAATTGCATTTGCAGGTACATTATATTGAACTCCAATCTCCTCAGCCTTTACATTTACAAATGCCTCTCCATTATCATTAGTTATAACCTCTTCAACTGTATAATAACTTAAGCCACTCTCAGTCTGAATTAATGAATTTTCAGGAATTGTTACTCCTACACTACCTGAAAATTTAACCTCTGTAATAGCCTCTTCTCCTGTACGCTTGATTACTCCATGTTCCTCAGACCTCATCTCCAACCATTCATCCTCAGAAGTTCTTGCAAAAACTAATTTTAAAACCTCATCTAATTTCTCATAACCTGTCTCAACTTCAAAACTAACAGGAATTACTGCATCAAAAATAAAACTACCTTCATCTTTAGCTACATCATCAGTAATATTATCTAACATTCGATCTTTAACTATCTCCTGAGTGTTATTCTCTTTATACATCTATAGACACCTCCCCATATATAGTACCTATATTAAGGCTTATTTTAAGTAAATCATCTTCAAAATCTAAAATGAAATTATTTATAGACTCTATATAAGGGTTTATTAATAAGCTCTCTTTAATATATCTTCTTACCTGACTTCTAATAAATCCATTTGTAAAGCCTTTCCCTATTAATTTTTCTAAATCACTACCATATTCATCACTATAAATTTTATATCTATTTTTAACTGTAATAAGAGCCTTATAAATATATATTTTTAATGCATCTTTACCTTCCACTACTACAAATTTTCCATCAACTAACTTAAATTTATTCTCATTAAAATTCCAATCAAACTCTTTATATAAAGGTAACTCTTCTTCCTCAAATTCCTCTCCATTTACCAGCCCATCTATAAAAGGAAATACGCTCATTACATACTCACCACCCTCGCTAATATGAAATAACTCTGACGATCATAAGTAGGCATAACTGCAACTAAATCTCCCGGCTGTAACGTACTATTTAAAGTAATTACTCCATCATTTATTTTAAATTTATTAGAAGTAGTTTTCCAAAAATCAAGATCATGTAAATGAGCAGGATCTCCATCACTTTTAGGTTTTGTCAAACCTGTAAAACTACCTTCATTGGTATCCATATCCATATTTAAAGTACCGCTCTGACCTTCAACATCTGTATCTGATTTATTTACATAAAATTTTCTTTTATATTCCTTTAAAAGATAATCGGCAATATAAATATTATCTTTATCCACTTCAATACCATTAAATTTAATAATAATATCAGGAGGAGATGCTACAACCTCAGCTAAAATTAAAGAAGGAGGGTTATCTCTCTTACCCTCCTGCCTCATAGCTCCTAATATTTTACCTAAAGGATCTTCCTGCATTTTTAACCCTCCATTAACTCTAATTTTAATTTAACTCTATGCAAATCATTTTTCCATTCATGACTATCATCTATAATTTTAAATTTACCTTCTATACCTGTATAACTATCCTTAACTTTAACCGCATAACCTGTCTTTAAACTCTCTTTATTTAACAATTCAATATCCGCTGATCTTTTTACAGGCTCTAATAAATTCTTAGCATTACTCTGAGCTGTATCACTATCTTGTAAAACCCTCTGCAATACTCCATATTGACTTGTAGTACCATCATCTACAGAACTTATTTCATTTCCTTTTTCATCAATAATTTTTATTCTATTAACAGTTCCTTCTAAACTTTCCTCAAATACACTATTTGACAATTTACTATTAATTAAATTAAACTCAGCTAATTCCTTACCAACTTCTCTAATTTCTATATCCGCTCCGCTCATCAACATCTTATATTCTTTACCTGTATCCTTTGTAGCCCTTTTATATGCATCAATAATAATCTCATAAAGACTTTTATCATAAACTATATAACTCAAATTACTATTTACCTTTTCTAAATAACCAGCACTTAATCCAGCATCACCAATTACCTGCTGAGCTATTTTATGAGGAGATATATTTTTAAAATTATAAGCATCAAAACTTTTCAATAAATAAATACTCCCCTCATAAGCCATAACTTTCATTTTTACAGATTGATATGCTTTATTTCTTTTCCATATAAAACCAAAAAATAATCTTTTACCATTATTTCCATATAAACTAATCTGATCACCTAAATTTAAATTGACAATAGGAATATTTTTATCAGTAGGAGATACTATCAAATTAAACTCTAATTTCCTTGCAACCTGTTCTAAGCTCCCACTTAATTTTACATTCTCACATAGAGGTGTAATATCTTTTCCATTTAATTCTATTCTCATAATGATATTCTCCTATATTCTTTAAGATCTAAAGAAAAATAAACATCTCCTGTACCATCTTGCTCTCTATAACTAAATCCCTCTATGCTGAACTCTTTATTAATATTCGTATCAGTAATTATCAATCTTATAGGTACTTTCTGATCAATCCAATTCTCTATCATATCTACACACTCATAAGGCTCAGGAAAATATCTATAATTTACAAAATTATACTTTTGAGCAGGAAAAAAACTGCTGATATTAATAGCATCTAACTTTCTATTACCTATCAGCCCTATTTCTCCAAAATCATTGATATTTTCAATATTTAAATTAACTCCAGCTCTTTTTTCAAATGAAGAAGGTAGAACTGGAACTCTAAATGTCTCATTCTGCTCTTCATTTAATAACCATAGCTCCATGAACTACCAACACCTCCACCATTTTCTTGTGCCTCTACAATCTTTTCAGCCAACTTCTCAGTAATCTTATCAATATCAGCCTCTTCCCTGATCTCAAACTTTTCAGCTAATTTACCGATACTGACAGGACTCATATTTTTAATTTCTCTCTCTACTTTATCTTCTCCCATACCATTAAATTTACTTAATATAGGATCATAATTACCTTTACCATCCAAGGTAGGATAATTAGGCATATTTAATTTTGGACTACCTACTACATCTAAAGGACTATTAGGTTTCATTTTAGGTGTATCTATACCCATATTATTAGCCTCAATAGCTCCCATAGTAGTATTCTTAGCAATTTCATCTTTAGTAGCTAATATTTCATCTTTCCAGCTCTGTAAATTCTCAGGCAATGCTATATCAGGAATATTATCTAACATTCCAGCAATTCCAACTTTCATATTATAAACCATCTCATTAACATAACCTTTAATGGTATCTACAATACTACTTACCTTTTCACTCATAATATCCCAAAAAGCATTCCATTTTTCTTTTACCATATCCCAATTACGAACTAACCATATACCAGCACCTACTAAGAGACCAATTCCAATTAATACCCATGTATAAGGGTTAGCCAATAAAGCACTATTTAAAGCCACCTGAGCAGTTACTACAGCCCAATTAGCTATCTGCCACAACTTCATTAATCCTAAATAAGTTCCTATTGTAATAGCCATTCCCTGCAAGAAAGGGTGTATCCATTCCCATTCCTGCAATTTATCATTGATCAACGCTATTTTATCCGCCCAAAATTGGAAACTATCTCCTAATACATCTATAAAAGGTTTTGCTACATCATACATTCCCATTACATATTCAGCTACAAAAGGAAATATAATAGATGCAACTGTACCAACTAAATTAAATGCATTAATTAATCCATCCATTGCAGGCTTTAAGAATATAATAGCTGTATCATAAATAGCCCATAAAGCATCTCTAACAGGATCTATTGCAGGAGCTAATCCCTCAGCTAACTCACTCATAGCCTCAGACATTCCTTCAAATATTCCACTACCTAAATCTCTTAAAGGCTTTAATTTATCTCCAAACTCTGCTTTAATTGTAGCTCCAGCTATTGTTAAAACATTTATAACCCTATAAGCTCCATTAACTAAATTATCAAACATTCCAACAGCTACTCTCTCTAAACTCTTGAATAACTGCTCATTTGTATCTATTAATTGAATAATATCTTGCATAGGTTTCTTTATAGTATCTAACATACTTCTTCCAATATCTTGTGCCCTACTACCTAACTTACCCATGATAGTAGAAAATAATCCAGCTCCAGTAGTAGCTAATTTCTCAGCCCCACCTTCAAAATATGGACTTAATTTTTGCTGAACTACTTTATTATAAGCCTTTAACATCTCTGACTCAGATAAATCTGCAAAATTACTTGCTCCCATCATCTCAGCCATATCAGTAGAAGTTATCTTAAAGCCAAACTCTTTCATTCTTTCTCCTTCTCCAACTTTAAGATCCGCTAAAGCCTCTATAGCATCCTGCAAACTCTTCTCAGGATTAAGGGCAGCCATATTTTCAGCCAATTTAACTAATTCCATAGCCTGATTAGTATCTCCCTGAGCAACATTAATAGCCCTTGCTCCTGCACTAACTACCTCAGAAGTCTTAAATGGAGTAGCATTCGCATTTTCTCTTAATGTATTAATAAAATTATCTCTAACCTGATCTAACTGATCTCCTTGCAATTCAGGATTATTAACACTAATAAAGTGCCTCATTGCTACCTCTTGCTGTTCTAAATCAGCTCCTTGCTTTAACATAAAGCCAGCTCCAGCACCTACTCCAGCTATAGTAGCTGTAATAGCAATAGGATTTAATGCAATATCTTTAATCTTATCTTTTATACCTTTCAGCTTACTTGTAGCTCTATCTCTAATGCTTACTAATGGATTAGCCCTTGATCTATCAATCTGCTCAATTCCATCTTTTACTTTATCAGCATGCCTGTCAACTTCTCTCATTGATTTTACAGCCCTGTTATTATTAACATTCATTTTTCTTGTAGTCTCTAATCCATCCATCATCCTATCTACTTTTTCTGCCTCATCTTTAAATTCTTTCTGCTTTTTTATGATATTTCTCATAGTAGAAGTAAAATTATCTTTTAAGCTAATCGTATTTCCAAACTTCAATTAACTTACCTCCCCTCTAAAACATGAAAGGACAGGCAAATCCGCTCTTGCTCATCTCTTTCATTTTTTTATTTTTATCTTTAAGCTCTCTCTCATAAAAAGCTCTAACTACAGTCAATTCTCCTCTATTCATATTATAGAATTCAGATGGCTTAATACCTTTTTCTTTCCAATAATAATACATCATTTCAGTATAGCCATCCTCTTCTATTAGTTTTTTACCTCTTCTACCGCCTTATCTCCAAAGCCACTAAGATCTGCAATTTCTCCATATAATCTTGTAATCTCTCCCGGCAATAACAATTTATTTACCAATTCTTTAGGAGTAGGAGCATTATATTGCTCTCTCAACTTACTATCCTTTAAATTCGGATCAACAACTCCTTCTAATACTGTAAATAATTGCATCTCATTAACATCAATATCAGGATTTTTATCCTTAATCTTAATTGCCTTTTCCTGAATACTCTCATATTTAGGAGCAGAAATAGCTCTAACTGTAAAAATTACATCATCACCTAAAGCCTCACTTAACCTTTTAATCTTAACTCTCTTCTTTGGAAACTTAATTTTCTTATCATCCGCACTCATTAAAATATCTAATACTTTTCTATCTGCCATCTAATATCATCTCCTTATATTTTTTAAAAATAAATAAAAAAAGGGTAGAGCCTATATAAAGCTCTACCCAACTAATTAAAAATCAATTTCATCAATATAATCAAAATCAGTAAAAGTAAAAGACTCTTCACTCTCAGTAATAGATCCAGTCTCCCAATTAGCAAGAGTTAAACTATCAAAGCTAACTCCTTTAATAGCTACACGCTCTGCACCATAACTATCAGGATCTTTCAATTTACTAACAATAACAAATCTTGCATCTTTACCTCTTTTTAACTGTTCAGTCAACGCTTTTCCAATTCTCGTAAACACTTTATTAAGTCTTAATGTACCAGTACCATTCCAGCCAGTCATTTTCTGATCTGTTCCTAACTGGCGAGGCAGATTAATATCTTCTTTATTTATTTCAATAGTAGCCTCTAATCCTTTAGCCTCAGCTACCTTATCATCATTTAGCCAAACCTCTCCATAAGTACCATTAATGACTCTTTTAGCATCAATACTTTCAGGCATTTAACTTCTCTCCCTTCTATTATAAGAATACTCTTAAGTTAATATCTTCCATAGCATCTAATGGAGATAGATTAACTTTAATAAATACTTGATCATCAGTATTTGCCTCTTTAATCTGCTGTTCACTCCATGTACTAACATCCATTCCCTGACTCTTCAGGAATATTCTCTGAGCCTCAACATCAATCATTACTGTATTAGACTCAACTTCTCCATCCTCTTTTAATAATCCATCCATTTCTAACTGCTCATTATAGCCATTAATAGCATTTACTAACAATACTTTATTATCATAACTATTAGCATATTTACCAATATAACTGTCCTCAGCAGTAGTTCTAATATCTGTGTACCATAGATCAAGAATATCTACAATCTTAATCTTCTTCCATCCTGATCCTTTATCCTGAGTAGTAGTTACAAAACTATTTACAGCCCTTGCAACTTTCACTTTCTCACCATCATGATAGATTTTAAATTCTCCAGCATCAATGGCATCATCAATCTCAGTCTTAGTTAATAATGGTACTCTATCTACCTCAGGTAGAGGTGCAAATGTAGCTGAAATTGTTAATGGAGTACCAGCTAACAATCCTGCAATTCTCGGTGTATATTCCTTAGCAGTATAAGTAGTACCATTAACTTCAATACCATCAGTAGTGAAATTAATTACACCCGGATAATCCGCATTTGTATTAGCCAAAATAGCTTTAACTTTCTTACCTAAATTATCTCTCCAACTCTTAACCTGTAAATAGATATCATTACTATCAGTTCCTATATCATCATCTGCATCAGGATAGGCTAAATAATCAAACTTAACCATTTCTAAATCACCTAAGATTTCAGAAAGTGTAGTAGATCCTCCTGTAATATCAGCTACATACAACTTAACTGATAAAGGAGCATTTACATATCCAGTTAATGCTTGCTTTACATATTCCTGATTTTTATCAGATAATCCAGCAGGAATTTCATCTAATAAAACAACCTCATGCATTCCCAATTCTGTAACATCATCTAAAATTAACATTACTACTCCACGCTCTCCACGCTGAATAGCAGTTATACCTGTTTCTTTAAACTCAATATTTATGCTTGGTAAAGGCATCTATTCTCCTCCTTTTATTCATTTATTACCAATTCACCCATTAACATACGATCAGGTAAATTATAATCAATATCTCCACTCAATTTTAAATCAAAACTAACCCTTAACTCCTCATCAACAATATTCCCACTTAAATTCTCTATTTTTGCATAACGATCAGAATTTTCAATAGGAATTGACTTATCAAATAAATTTAATAACTTACCCAGCTCTCTTAATTGCTCCAATTTATCAGCAACTCTATAATCATTACGATTAGCAAAATAAACTATATTAAATATGAATGTATCCATATAATGATCATGACTTAGATCGCCTCTGTTAACATCCACAAATTTCACAAAAAAAGAAGGCCTTTTAAAGCCTTTAGGAACTTTCTGTATATACTGAGTAGTGTCAGGATAATCTTTCATGATCTGCTTGCTAATACTATTTATAATTTTTTCCATTACCCATTCAGCTCTCTTTCAATTTCCCTCATGAAATCTTTAACTTCTCTTCTCCATTTTTTATCTGATTTATTTTTACCCTTCTTAAACATATGTGCTCCTTCAATAAATTTATCTTTAAGCATCATACCTCCACCCTCAAAATAAGGTATATATTGAAAACCCCCAGACTCTCTCCAATAGCCCGGTACAAACCTTGCATTCTGCTTATGTCCTTCTTCTACATGAATAGCATACTCAACATTAGTACCGACCTCTATTTCATCATTCTGAGGATCTCCAATATTAATTTTATTAACAAGATTAGAAGTATCTCGTGGAGTTAATTTTTTAACTTCTCTTTGATAAATTCTTGCTAATCTCCTCAGCAAAAACTCTTTTTTATACTTCCAATCCTTTACTAACTCCTCAGCATTATCTATAAACTCATCAAAACCCTCAGTCTCATAACTCATACCTCATCAGTCCTCTTTAATAAAACTTCCATATGAGTACTGTATCGCATAGGAGGCTCAGCTTTATATTTATGACCATCAAAATCTATTAAATCATTCGTCATAATATCTTTATCAGGATCAGTAAATAATTTAAAATCAATAATCTCCTCAGACTCAGGATTACCTGATCTACTCCTTAATTTTTCTTTACTTATTCTACCTTTACCTGACTCAACTTTAACAAGATCTCCGCTTATTCTGTTATATTCATCCTTAGTGTTATTATTTCTATAGACTTCAAACTGCATATTATATAAATGAGAAATCATTTAAATCTAACTTTCCTATATTTATTTAACTTCTTTACAATAGATTTAGGAAGATCGCCTTTAGTTACCTCTGCAATAGATGTATAACTATAATCTCCTATTTTCTCACTTGTTTTATTTTCCATGCCTCTTGATCTATATTTTAATAACACTAAATCCTCTACAACACTGTTAAGCTCATCAGGAAAAACATCAATTTCATTACCTTCATCATCTATATCAATAAAATCATTATTACACTCAATAGTAATATCATCTTTGACTTTATCAATATATCTATCCAATAATACATCCTCTGAATTATCTTCAATTCCTAATTCTAACTTTATAAATTCTAAAATGCCTGTTTTATCAAACATTTTCTATCCTCTCCTTACAGGAGCTTACATTTTAATAATACCCTCAATTAATGATAAATGCTTAGCTACCTCAGCCTTATCAGTTTTATAAACACCATGCTTATCTCCCTCTTCGGCAGGTCTAAATTGAATTCCTAATCTACCTACCCACTTATACGGACTATTTAAACTCTTAAATTCAAAAACTTCTTTTTTAGTACTTTCTGATTTTTTACTTTTTGCCATTATTTAATCTCCTCCAATTTAATTTTTATAAATTATCAACATCAGGATTTTCTACAATATTAACGCTATCAACTCCTGTATGCAGTGTGTCATTTGCTATATGTGCATTATAATCAGACTTTAATTCATTAACTAATACAATTAATTGATCCAACTTATCTCCTAAATTAGCTTTATTTAAAGCGGGACATGCATTATTTAAACCCTCTTTACTATTAAGCATTTCATTAACCTCCTCTAAATAAAATAAAATAAAAAGAGGAAGAGCTCTCACTCCTCCTCAACATTACAAGTGACTATTTCAACTTGTTATATATTACTCATTAATACCAATAATTTTTCCACCAGCTTGGCTGTTAAGAAGTTTAATAGTATTCTCAACAACTACATGACCTTTACTATAATCTCCAGTTTTTGCAAGATCTTCATAGAAAGGAGATCTTACTTCCGCAATCTCTACTAAATCAAGATCCGCAAATAACATCTGACCAGATGCCATGTGTCTATCTAATACAAAATTAATTGTACCAAAATCGCTATCAACAGCACTCACCTTAACGCCCATTACATTATCCCCTTCTTCAACAATTAAGCGGGTATTGCTACCGCTCTTAAGGATGTCATTAACAATACGCTTTTCTCCAGCATTTAAGAAACAGAAATATTCTCCCTGTGCTCCTGCATCCCAAATATTCTGCATAACATCAAGCATATCATTTTCTTCTAACACTCCAATATTAGATGTTTTACCGCTTAGATCCTTAGCATTTGCTACAAGATTTAAGAGACCATCCATCTGTCTCGGAGTAGATGTTCCTTCATCTTCAAGAGTTTTAGTTCCATTAAGGAAATACCACTCAGCATCTCTCTTCATTTCAACCATTCTATCCTCAATTTCTTGCATAAATTCATCTCCGACACCTTGTGCCGCTAAAGCTCTTACTGTACCACTAACAGAAGTAACTTTTTCCATAATTTGTGCAATATTAGACTTAGAAGTTCTGGATGAACTGATTGGATCTCCAGCCTCCGCACCCTCCATAATCAATGTACCTCTATCAGTATTTAACGCTTTCTCTCTCCATGTTACTGTAATATCATTTGCCTGACTGATCTGACCTCTACCCGAAACTAAAGTATATAGAGGAGTATCAGTAGGACTTACTAAAGATATCATATCCGACAAATCAATTAATTCACCTTCTACAAATGTATTATCATAAGTTTTCTTAGCCATTTTTTATCTTCTCCTTTTTAATTTACCCGCCAAACTTCGCTTTAAGCATTCCTTTTACATCTCCAGCTTTTTTAGCATCTTCATATTCATTCGGCGGAGTATTATTTTCATGATTTAATTTTTCAGGGGTTTCTCCCTTTAAATACTCTTTCTTAAATTCTTCAATCTTCTTCTCAACAATATTATTAAACATTCCTTCTAACTTATCGACCTTCTCAACCATCTTTTCTTTACTATCCTCAGCCTCTACAAACTGACTAACATCTACAAACTCTTTAAAATCAATAGATAAATCCCTTTCAGCTAAAATATCTACTAAATCCAATTTAAGTTCCCTTTTAGCTAACTCTTTCTCTTTTCTCGCCTGCTCCTGAGCTCTTTTCTTAGCCTCTTCTTTTTTTCTCTCTTCTTCAGAGAGTTTTTCCAGCCTTCTCTGCTCTTCAAGCTCCTCTTTTACTCTCTCCTCAGTTTTCTTCACAGCCTCAGTAACTCTCTTATCAATCTGACTCTGCATCTGCTTTTCCAGCTCAGCCCTGATTTCTTCCTCTGTTTTTACTGGAGTATCCTCTTCTGTCTGAGTCTCCTCCTGATCAACTTCGGTCTCCTCAGTCTGAACTTCCTCATCCTTAACTTCTTCTGTATCTTTTCTTTCGTCACTCATTTAATTTCCTCCTTAGATTTTAGTTGCATTCACTATCCCTTACAAAATAAAAAAGAGCTGACATAAAGCCAGCTCATTTAATAAGTTATAGGTATTATGCCCCTTCACTTATATTGCCTATATTTTTCACTTTTTTAAGTAAAATAAACTAAAAAATGTAAATTATTTTTTCTTAGGTCTGCCCCCACTCATTCTTGCATCTAAATCTTTCTCAACTTCTTTCTTAAATTCACTATACTCAGCCTCTCTTGCTCTTTTAGCATAACGATCTAAATCTCCTTCTTGTATTCTCTCAATAACAGGTAAATAAGTGCATCTACAATGAGGATGAATAGGTAGCATCCTTTCTTTCCCTACTTCATAAACTTTTTCATCTAACGCTTTACATGTCTTACAAGTTCTTCTATCCCAATATGCACTATGCTCTACCTTTTTAATAACGCTTTTATTACTTTCTAAGCTATCCATCTCAGCTACATATGAAACCCGAACTGTCTCCGTTCTTGCGACTCTCAAAGCATTTTTATAGCTATTCTCTATTCCTGCATTAATTCTTTTAGCTATTTTATCCATTCCCTCTCCATT